TGCCGCATCAAGGAAAGCGTCTCCGGCCTCGACTATTGCACCGACCATGATGCCAGCCGCAGCAGTCACCGCAGCCATTGCAGCACCAGCTACTCCAAGCGCAGCAGAGAAAGTGCCGGACAGGGAATCAGCCACGCCTCCAATGGAATCAGAGCCGTTGAGCATATTCTCGATGTCTACGCCCACGCCTTCCGCTGACGGTGCTATTTGAAAATAATATGTACCGATTGTCTCTGCCATTTTTTATATCTCCGCCCACATCTGCTCGAACTCTTCCATCGTGCTGAATGTGGCATATTGTTCCTTCTTCTCAAGTCCCAAGAGCTTGTCGAGGATGTGCTTCGGGCGATTCCGCCCTTTTTCTCCATCCTTTGACCTTGCCCACGACTGGTCTCTCAGTTCGTCCGCTATCCGTGCAAGTAGCCACTCCGTAGTGGTTATCTTCTGCCCTGACAGCTTCATCTTGACCCTGCTTTCAGGTCGTAAACCAAAAACAAGAGTACCCACCATATCTGGTGGATACTCCTGATAATTGAATAGGTGGTATACTTCGGCAAGGTCACAAATCATCTCGTCCTCGCACTCGTCAATCACACGGGCGAGGAGGAAGAGTTTTTTGGGGAACACGCCTCGATGATCTCGTTCATTTCGGCTGCCATCGCTTCAAGCGGTGCATAGCCCCCATTCAGCCCCTCAACGTGCTTGATGAGGTCTTCAACCTTGCCACCAAGCAACAGAGTGCTGATTTCGTCAAAAGCGATGAATTTGTCGGCGTTGTCGCCCTTCTGGAGCTTTGCGATAGCCCTCACATAGCGATAGTCCTTCAAGATTTTCTCGCTTATTTGATACTCGAATCCTGATTTTGTTTTCCCTGCTATCATATTTCCCCCTTATGCAGCACCTTTAATGTACTCGTAGTGGTATACACCATCTTCGTCCGGCACATCGGTAATTGTGAGCTGATATCCGACAGCCTCATCGTCCTTGTAGGTGATTGTTCCCAACTCGGAGATTGTTCCGTTCGGGATCACGATCCTCTTCTTTCTGCCGCCACGCATGATCATGTCGATGATCCACGATCCGCCGTTCAGCTCGTCAGCCGTAGCCTTAATAGTGATATTGCCTGTCTGGGAATCAACGACTACATTGCTGTTGCCGTAAACAGCCTTCAGGACATCCACGTTCAGCACCTCCAGCAGAGTAAACTGGAACGAGTCGGGTCTTTCGGTCTGCATATTGAGAACGGTATCACCGCCCCATGCCTTGATCTGAGAAGACTCGGGACTGTTGTCGTTTGTCAGTCCGTCTTCTGATACATATCCAAGAGCCACAAAAGCGGCATCCCTGGTAGCATCTGCATCTGTCGGCAGTGCAGTCCCAAGAGGAGCAAAGAAGATAGCTCCGCTCTTGTTGGGCTTACCTGTCGATACATTTGTCGCAGTATTAGCCATAATTTATTCCTCCATATATGTGATATTGTAAAAGCACCTGTATCTGTATCTTTTGAGTGTCGTGTCGTTCGCATCGTTTCCGCCAGACAGCTTAGATGCCGAGATGTCGTCCTCGTTGGCGAAGGTATTCATCGTCCTGCGCACGCTTGCATCAAGCTCCATTGCCGCTTCCTTGCTCTTGCCATAGCTGTTGATCTCGACCGTCACTGTGTCGATAAGGTTCGACCAGCTCCTGTCGATTATGCGGAAGATGACACATTCATCCGGCATGGTCTTCGGGGTCTCCAGATATATTGCCGTGTATACGTTAGACAGTAAAAATTCCCTAATCTTTGTCTCTATCATCCTCTATACCTCTCGCCCATGCTCTCTGCGTGCCAATGTACTCATCCGTCACCTCACCACGCTTTGCCGCCTCTTGTCTTGCTATGTCCTGGCATTCCTGCGACTGAAGAATCGCCTTGATGCCTGCCCTGTTCAACACGAATTTACCCTTCGACTGACTCAAGATGCACCTTCCTATTCCACCTTGTCGGTACGTTTGCCTCAATCCCGATAGTTGACCGCCCTATTGTTGCGAAAGTCTGCGACCACGGTGCAGGAAGCTCCACCTCGGTGTCTTCCCAGTAGTTCGTATCGCCTTTGGGGATTGCTAGCGTGTACTTGGTACGCTTGCCGTACATGGTGAGGTTGTTCTCCACATCCGCACTTGACGGCTCGCCAACAAGCACATCGTCAACGCTTACCCAGTCCTCGGAATAGGTCGGCATCCCGAAGGAGTCCGTCCCAGTCTCGGTCTTAACTTTCAGCCTGACTGTCACACCTCTCATGCTTCTGTCCTCGCTAATTCTTCAACAGGAGAATAACTGCCGATTTTTGAGCCACCGCCCAGCATCGCCTTATCCGTCCTGTCGAGGTATAACTGCCCTACGCTTGCATTTGTACCCATCGTCCATGTCTGGGAGTATCCCAGAGCGGAGATTGTACCCTGCGTTGCTCCGGCAGGAACATCAGAAGAGCCATCCCCTATCGCACGAATGACCATACGACAGGAGACAATCTTCTTTGCGTCTGAGGAGGCATTAACATTGTAGGCATCAATGAGAACAGCGGCATCATCGAGAAGGTTGCCGACCACCGTCTGCTCTTTCTCGCTTAACTCTCTGACCATTCTGTCTGTCACATCCGTGACGGTTGCATATACCGCCATGTTGCACCTCACTTTTTCTTTGATACAGGTTTTTTGGTTGATGTTTCCTTCGGCTTTTCAGCCACAACAGGCTTTGCTTCTGCCGGCTTCTCAGCAATGGCAGCAAGGCGATGCCCTGCCGCCAAGAAAGAATCAAGCTGATCATCCGCTACCAGCATCTCAACGCCTGTTATTCTGTGGATGAGCTTCTTCATCAAGCATCCTTGAGAAGGTTGAAGCAAGCAGTGTCAGCGCGGAATCCGACCTCAATCTCTGCCCTTACTGCAACCATGTTCTGCTGCCACAGGTTGATTGTTGATGCGCTCTCGCCTGAGCCAACAGTGAGAGAAGCGGTGTCTGTGAAGGATATCTCAACACCAGCAACAGTGCCGAAGATAGCCTTTGACCAGTCACCTGCAATACCAACGATGTTAGCTGCAGGAGATGTTCCAGCCACATAGAGACCTCTGTTGAAGTAAACATCAGAGCCAAGTACACGACCAACGATGCCATCATTTGCTGAAGGCATGAAAATGGGGCGACCTGTTGTGTCTACTGCAGAGAGAAGAAGGGAGCGACCCTGCGCACCCATTGCTACACCATTCATCAGACCGCCTGCCTGAGCGATGTTGCTGTCAGCTGTAACAAGTCCAAGGTATGTGCCATTGTTAGCGTTTGCGATGGATACCTGTGTGCATCCTGCAAGGGTGTCGAAGTTTGTCTGTGAAGGTGCAGGAGTTGCTCCGATGATTGTCTTATCGAATGTAAGAGCAAGCGCACCGGGAAGCCTCTGAACCATTGCCTCGTAGAGAGCATCAGCGTCTCTTGTGAACTCTTTCGAGAATGTCTCGATGACTGCGATCTTGAATGCCTGCATGAGTTTTGTGCCGGGCGTTCCGTTGCTTACAGGCTTAACACCTGTCTCTGCTACCCACTCTGCAGTAGGGTCACCAGTGATCACAGGGATTGTAAGACCACGACCGGGAAGCTCAACCTTCCTTGAGAGTCTCATAACTGCGGATTCTTCCTGAGTCTTCTGGATGATTTCAGAGCTTATGTCTGAAGGTAATGCCATATTGTTGGTTGTTCTGTTAATATCTGCCATTGTTTTTCTCCTTTTCGTTAAAAATTTGATTCAAACCAGTCCTTGAACTGAGCCTTTGTGGTTGCTCCGTTCGCCACGCTGGATGTCTGTACCGACAGTCCGCTGCTGTCTCTGACCTTGGGATATCCCTGCGGCTGTGCGAATGCTTTGATGGCTTCTGCCTGTGCTTTGCATTCGTCCTCGGTACTCCCTGTCAAAAGATTTGCCGGAATGCCTGTCTCTTTTGCTACCTCTGCCCTCATCGTCCTCAGCTTTTCGGCTTCTTTTAAGCCGTTCAGTTCGTCCTCGAGAGCTTTCGCACGCTCCGTCACTTTCTGCAGTTCGGTTTTGTTGGCTTCCTCAGCCTCGTCAAACTTTGCCGCCTTTGCCTTCAAATCTTCATAATCCGAATACTTCTCACGCTCACGCTTGAGCCTGTCCTTAACGACCGCATCAAGCTCTGCCTGAGTGAAGGTCTTTGTATCGGGGGTCTGTGCGCCTTCCTGAATGTTCTGGTTATCAGTTCCCATTTTCTACCTCCTTCGAGTAAGCCTCGTTTTATTGACACGAGTTGCCATTTTTGCTATTAAAAAAGCACCCGAAGGTGCTTAATTAAACTTTTTCTTCATCCGCATCCTCTTCGGCAAGTACCCTCGCCCGGTAGGTCATGCGCTTCTGTTCGTTGATCTCGTCCTTGTTCTCTGCGTAGTTCTGTCTGCGCAGGTA